CGTAGGCCATACCGGCCTACGTATATCGTTTATAAGCAGGGAATCACTCTGATCCACTAGACGCATCGCGTTGAACCACACATTAGCAGTTGAAACATGACTAGCTCTTGTCGTGTCTACAGGACGTAGTATGCGTAGGTGGTACAAGGAATAGATTTCCTTCAACAACCCCACAAACAAAACACTTCAACCCCGTTTATTCTAAGGTTATTTCAATTCAATCTCAATTTCAATATCCTATATAACCTACACTTGGGAGGGGACAGGCTTTTTCGCGCTTAACGCTTCTTGCCGGTGTTTGACTGATGTCCAATAGGCTTCTATGCCTAGTACGCTGCGTGGAGGCACGCAGGTTGAGAAACCTTACTTATGGAACCTCGTGAATGCTTTGCGAGAATGTTTAGTATCACCACCAAATATAGTATTGTAGTAAAGTATGATAAAACGGAAAAAACAAAATACAAAAATGCAAAATTGAAACGGTGAGTACTTAACATTCTGGCTTTGCACCATGTACTTGTAACATAAGGGGTTTAGATTGTTTATCGGAATAGGTCACTAAGTTAACTCATTGGAGAACCAGTAACGGCGCGGTAACCATATTAATGGGCCGTAGACCTAACCCCCATGACTTTTGTTTCTGGGGCAGTCGGAGGTGACGTTGTATGCAATTAATGAGATGATCCCCGAGGGGAACTGATACAGGCGTTGTATAGTCTTACGCTTATGAAGACGCCTCTGTACCCGCCAAGGTGAGGGTGTGAGTACCGTGACGATGTTTGAAACTCTATTAAGTCGATTCCAAAGCTACAAGACACCATGCGATGTGTAGTAGAGGATAGGCTAGAGTGCTTTATTATAACTGATTTCGCACAGCATCCGGAGTGAAGCCCGGCTCGTCAACGGAAATTCCACTTGGAAACCCAAACTGTTTAGTTTGACTCACGGAGGAGATGTACATGCTAAGATAATCGGATAAAGTATTGGCGATGAGGGCCACGTTACTGTTTAATGGACTAATACTAGCACACTCTGTCGTCCAAGTAGGTTACCATCTTGAGAGTGCTCTCCTGCGGGAGGTTAAAGAAAGAATACCTAAGCAACAAAATGCAAACCACAACTACATGAAAAGTACAACCTAAGAAAATAGATATTACCTATCGCAGCATCAAAATGGCTACGCTAGAACCACAAACGTACTACAACTCCTCTTCGGAGGACATATCTAACGCCTTCGCAAGGGGGCCCGAAACCATGACACCATGGTACAAGAAATGGCTGGAACGACCGCCACTGAAGAGGGCCACCCTCCCAGTGGCCCCGAACGCAACCACCGTAGATGCCATCACGGAAACAATTACGAAGACGACTGGAACCGATAGGTGGATGATATTCAATATGGTTAGTGCTTTGGCCACCCTCCTAACATGTGGCCTGACCATGGATCGCGTCTTACGCATCAGGAAAGGTACAGAAGGCAGAAAGTCGGCCGTGCAAACCGCTGCCTTTGCCTTCGCTGTGGCCATTACTAACCTCATAGCACAGCTCATCCACCTCAGCGGCGCCTCGCCATCGTCGCTTTCCAACCTACAACCGGACAACTTGATGAAAGCCATAAAGACCAAGATAAGGACTATCAGGGACAAAGCGCCAATGGAGGCACAATCCTTAGGTGCGTTCGACGTTGTGGGTCTCGTCCTCAGCATGATAGCCGCTGTTCTATCAGCGGGTATCGTTGGGGCGTTTAAAGGTAAGAAGGACATCGGAGAAGTCATCGGGAACACCGTCGGAAACTGGAGTAAGATGGAGTCGTCATGCTCCAAATTCTCAGAAGTCATCAAGAAGGCAGTTTCCGAATATGACCCAGCCCACGCGATCTTGACGGCCAACGACGAGGCTGACACCCTTATCAATGAACTCAAGGCTATCAGGGATCTGCCTGACATAGACTTCGTGTCCCTGCGTACACAAGCACGCATAAAGGAGATTGACGCAGACTTCACCAAAATCGTCGCCTCCCTACCGAAGGCTAATTCAACATCATCTTACCTGACAACGACATACATGCAGACAGCAAGATCAGTGGAACAAATAGCTCAACGTTTACGACCCGTCATCACATATTCAAACTCGGTTCGGAGAAAACCAGTTTTCGTGAATCTGTGGGGACCCCCCGGACATGGAAAATCCTACATAGCTAATCAATTGTACCTCGATATGTGCGCTTGGATGGTCGAGGAGGGGCATACTGCACTTCCCATGAAACCCATAACAGGCACAGGGGGCGGCGACGCCTACCTGCCACCGTTCGGCGACCAGGAGTGGCTCACTATTGATGAATATCTTGCGAGCGACGACGACAAATGGATACCAGTGGTTAACCAAGTCATATCAGACAACCCGACCACTATATCCTCCGCCTTCATCAAATTCTCTGACGTTCGCTTGCACTTTGTCGTCACGACTTCAAATTTACAGAACGTACCTTATGCTCCAGCCTACATGAGGTCTGAGGTCAAGGACGCTTTCGTGTCTCGACACAACTGGATAGAAGTCATCAAGGACGACTATGACCACACGGTGTCCAGGGACCGCCAGGATAGAACCGTTGCTCCTCGACTGGTCGAGACCACGGTTATTATGGGCAATAAGAACGGCTCGTACAAGAAGGAAAGAAGGACCATCACCTACGACCAACTCCTTAGACAAATGCAGGATGATTGGCTGCTGCTGAACGCAAAATACTTGAAAGCGCAAGAAACGACAAGGCAGATGATTGAAGATCTATCTGCCGTCACAGAAGCGGTGGCATCAGGTCCGACGGTCATCGGACTGTTCGGCATGCCGGGAACAGGGAAAACGTATGGAGTCCAGAACAGGATAGTCCCACCCCTAACCCACACCACCACTGTCCACAATTGCACTACTATCCCCGAATCCCCCACTGGAAAGCCTGGCCTGTACATATTCGATGACATATTTACCACCAGCGACGACCCTGCCACTGTTTGGACCAGGTACAAGAATTTCTACGACCAGTGCACCCGGCAGGACACGATAATTGTCATCGACAACTATATCCCAAAGATCACGTCAAAGTGTCTTGGCCCTGCCGCCCTCAAGATAGCACTCATGGCGCGTGTCTGCAGGCCCCCCATGCTTATTGCCATCATCTTGACCTTGATTGCTGTTGTGTATTGCCCCACGATTGCCTTCGTCCCCACTCTGCTGTATTTCTGGTATGACTTCTCGGCATACCAGACGTACATGTACGATTTTTCCGACCTTCCTCACTCGTCCATTCCTCGGCGTTTGGGTTTCACGGAACAGCACTACTATCGTGGACGAGTCGTCATGCCGGCAGCACCACGCCATCGAGCCTATGTTCTCGATGCCACGTTCGCTCAAGATAGGCCAGAGAGCACTGAACTAAGGACACACGAGATGATGTGGAATGAGGTGACCACTCTTCTGTTTTCACCCGTCTCGGCCCTCTATTATACTCCTGGGACTCCTGTCCTCCCTGAAGACGCCGACATTGACGCGATCTTGCGGTCAGTCTCCAGCAGGGACATACTGGCGGCGGTCACCAATCCGACCGTCGACAACCGGATACACTTCAACCGTGCGCTGATTAAGTCATTTCCTGACTACGAAAGCTTCTTCCGTCTAGTTTCATACAGCGAAGAAGAAACCAAGGCCACACTCGATGCGGCGTTCAGGAGATTACCCTTTTCAGCGAGGGTCTTGGTGGGAACGGCTGACGATCCATTCGTCCACTTCAGTGTTGAAAGAACTGGAGAGGTCAAAGGGTTTTCAGGCCCCGGCGATTTAACCATGAGCATAACCGAGGGCGACGGGTATGTAGACTACCTGGGGCCCAGCGGGGGCCTCCGCGTGACATATCCTGATATAGCCAACAAGACCGTATCGTACGAAGGATTGAGCCCAGCAGAGAGGACCTGGTTAGCAAGCCAGATCACCCATGTGATCGTCAAGGGTATGCACTACAACAACTACATGAGAATATCCGTCCGGGACGCATACCGCGCTGACTTAAAATTCAAGTGCGCTGCGTTTTGGTCGCGTTCCCTAACACTCATTCGTGACAACCCCATCTACTGCTCACTCGGACTCTTGGCCATGTTTACCACGACCGTGCTCACCATCATCATGATGCGGCCCAACGACAAGGAAAACGAGATGGAACACGACGACCACGCTGAATCGTACGAAGCTAAGGACAAGGCTACAGTTAAAAAGTTCACTCGGACGAAGCTAACTAAACCCAAGGCAGAGTCCTATGAGCCTACAAAGCGTGCCGTGAACAAGACGTTCTCGCGCCAACCGTTGAGGCCTAACCCACTGCCTGCAATTGCTGAGGCAATCAATGTCGCGAACATCCCACTGCCTATGCCCGAGTATGTGACTTCGAAAGTTGACATCGCGAGATCTGCCGCGTGCTTCGTGATAACCGGTGGAGAAATGTGTTTCGGAGTGCTCGTGGGGAAAAACAGGATCGTCGCTCCCGGCCATATTGTGATCGACCGGGATGAGCCTATCTACGTTCAGACCCATGACGCAAAGGCGAGTAAATCGACGTCCTGGCCGGCGAGGATAGTAAACCTTTTCCCCGAAAGGGATCTAGCATTCCTGGAAGTTGACGACAAGCGCTTCCCGCAGCAGAAAGACATCGCTAAGCACTTCCTTAAGGCCAAGGATGCTCTCTCAGCTTCGTCAGCGATTTTGTACATACCTGGAGAAACAGGTTGCATGGTCGTTTCGAATGCTAGCTTTGAGAGCAAAATAGCGCCAGGATCCATCTACGACGTCAACGTGCCCACATGGAAACCATCCCAGAAGATATACAGCCTTAACTACTTCACCACTACGCGTGTGACCAAAGCAGGTGATTGTGGTAGTCTCGTCTTCGAGCAGAGCGGAAAGCACGAAAATCGTGGTTTCATGGGCATTCACATCGGCACCCGCGGGCACTCACGCGGCCTAGTAGCTTCCGTCTTTCAAGAAGACTTGGCCGAAGGATTTTCAACGGACTGCCAAGCGCTGGGAGTCAGTGACGACTATTGGACGACCCCAGAGTCCACTGTCATCCTGGGCAAGGAGTACATACTGACTGATCTGCTAGCCTTGACGATGCCGCCCACCTACACTGATGAGGGACATGATATACCCGATACTGACAGGTTGACTAGGGTCGGCTACGTTGCGGAATGGTTTAGCCCCTCGTGGAATAAGGGAGGTGAGTTCCAGAATACCATCATTTCAGATCACCTTGACCCCAGGATACTCCCGAAGGACCAGGCTCCCGCCCCCGTGTCGATCAAGGACCCAGGCATACATCCGGACTTCCTGAACGCCATGCCAAAGGACAGGTGTAACAGACCATCTATAGGGGCCAAACAACTCGCGAATATATCGGGGCCACGTAAGGAAATTAGTGGGTCACTGGCCTCGCGGGTGGTCACATCTCTAGTAGCGATGTGGACAGCGATTCCAGAGATGCGTGATTGGAGACTTCTTAGCACGGAGGAGACCTTGAGTGGGATCCATGAGGGACCATATGCTGGCCTCTTAGGGCCTATTCGGCTCGACACGTCTCCGGGCATGCCATACAAGAAGTTCAAGAACTCCCACACGAAAGGCCACTTCATCGAGAATACGGCACCAGAAGGACAGACACCGCGGTTGGCATTCAAGGAGGATAGAGCAGGTCAACTGCTGAAACAGGCCTATGACCTCCGTTGGGAGAGAGCCCACCAGGGACAAAGAGTCATGAGGATCGTGGACGCCAACCTGAAAGTCGAATGCGTCAAACTGAAGAAAGTCACTGAAGGCAATGGAAGGTTGTTCCTAGCCGAAGCGCTAGACCCCTTCCTCTTTCAGAGGCGAATCTTCGGGATGAGGCAGGCCATAATCATGAAGACTAGGTTCCTTACTAAGTTCATGCACTCCACCACCGGTATCAACGTGTACGTGGAGTTCAAGAACTTATTTTCGCAACTCGTACGAGTAGGAACTCACGGATTCGACGCTGACTTCTCTAAGTTTGACAAGACGATCCCCGATTGGGCGTGGGCGGTTTACAAACATGCTCTCATCTTGCACGCTAAAACGTGCGGTTGGGGCTTGTTGGACCAGGAGCTGGAGAATCTCATTTCGGTGTTGGTGGACGATCTCAAGGAGAAGTTCTACCTCTTTGAGGGAGTTCTCTACCGTTCGAGCGGCGATATGGCTTCTGGGGTGTACCCCACCAATATAGGCGACTCCGACCTCTTGGACATCATATTCATCGCCTGCACCCTAACGATTATAGACTCGGATGACGAGGCGCGAGAGATGTTCTTGCTTCCCGACGGGTCCATTGACTGGAACAGATTCAATGATTGCGTCACCTGGTTCACCCATGGAGACGATTTCATTGCATCGGTCTCAGACGAGTGGACTCGACTGTTCAACTTCGAAGTGTACCAGGATTTTATCACAGGCGTCGGTATGGTCATGACCACCACAGATAAAGACAACGGCGTCTATAAGGTAAAGCCCGTGAAGGACATGTCTTTCATTGGCCGGACTTTTGAGTTCGACGTGTCTCGTAACCAACCCCACGGGAAACTACGAAAGACGGCCATCAACCGGATGGTGCACTGGACCACGGACACTTCTAACGACCAGTTGGAAGATGTCTTGGCCTCAGTCGAAATCGAGCTCAGGGCCTACCCCAAAGACGAATACAACGTCATCACCGGAGAACTGCAGCGGGCGTTTAAAAAGGTTGGCATCGTCTACCCTTTTAAAAGCTGGGCAAACGCCCGCTCACACTTGATAGCCCAGCAAATGGAATACGAACCTGGCACACGCAACCTGGCGTACCAGTCATACATTGAAGACCCCAAAATGAGGAACCTACGAACTGAGGAAACGATTTCTTGCGAAGATTTCTTATCCAACACTTTCGGTTTGGCCCACGCTGGGGGGATAGAAATGAGCCCTGGAGCACTCCGTCCAGGGTTAGGGTGCACCGCAGAAGCCGGTGAGGAGAAGAACGGGCCGAAGGGGCGCGAAACAGGGGTGCAACCCTCTAGTAGTAAACCTGCCGAGGAACGTTCTATACCAGAGGAGAGAAGAGACACACAGGGTGAGACCCGCCAGTGCGACAGCCGTGTCACTCCATACGGTGAAGAAAATAAATGTAACATGGACAAGTTGAATCAAACCATCGCAACCACCACTACCACCACCGAGAGAGGAAACGCCGCACGAGGAGAAGACGTGTGCGGGATCAGAGAAAGGAAAATGCACGGCGCGTCACTCACAAAGCAATTGAGCGAACTCGACCAGTACATCATGAGAGATGGAGCGAGGATCTACATCGAAGCCGATGCTCCCCTAATTCAAAAAGCCTATACGAATCTCACGCTCTACAACGCCGTGGGCTTCAATCCAACAGGCCAGACTATCAAGGTCTGGAACTACGGAGACTTCCTGATGAGGTCCAGGGAACCCGGACTCATCCCAAAGTACATGTGGGCCAACCTCACATGTGGCAATTGCAGCTGCGACTGCAAGGGGGCAGCCGCCCTCATCAATCATTTATACAACAGCCACCCCGATGACTACCACAAGGCGTCGATGCACTACATGCACGACGTCATGAACTATCCTGTGGGAGATGAAAATCAAAAGGATACTAGCACCCAAGCGTCTGAACGAGACACTTCATTGAGGGATATGGTTGATGGCATAAATGAAAACGACAACAAAGTACTCTTGTATATGGCTAATCCAGGTGCAAGACTATACCCAAGACGACCGGAAACCGGACCCACCGAGGAAGAGATCGACGATTACGTTGAAGGACGAGTATCTACAGAAGCCCTGGTGGACAGCATGAAGAATCTCAGCATTGGAAGGATACAGGAAATCCTGGCGTGCATGGGGAGGCCCCTAGTTCAAAGCTTCGAAAGGAACCCCGCGCCCGATGTGGCCAAGGAATATACTAGCGAAGCAGGGCCCCTTGTTACTGAGCAGACCGCAGTGGCGTCCGCGCCTACTGCTGACGCAGCGTCAGGAGCTGCCAGCAATGCCGCCTTGTCAGCAGCCTCGAGCACTGTTGTGCTCAGTGCTGTCGCGGCGCAGGCGCCAGACGTAGTCGGTACTAACCCCGACACCTCCATCGCACCGCTCATGGATTCGCTTTATCCCGTGGAAATGGGGCTCGCTACTGGGCCCCAGTATTCGGAGAGGGCCGTGCCCTACATCGCTCCAGAGCTCATAGGAAACTACAACATTCAGTCGTCCACGGTCACCCCAGGCACCATCATTGCCACTGTTCCCTGGGCGACTTTTGGGCCACGAGCTACAAGCCTTTTCAGGAGAGATATGTACATGGAGGGGCCCACCTATGTCATTACGCAGACCTTCGGGGCTCAAATGACAACAGGCGCCCTCATATGCGCCCAGTTTGGCTTCAACGCGCCGAAGACGCCTACGATTGACGATATGTTGAGAGTCCCCAATACCATCATTGAGCTGAACAACGTTCAATCGCACACATTCCTGCTGTACAGGAATTCGGACAACATGACCACTGCTAAAACAGCAGACATCAACAGCCCCGACAACAGAGGCTTGTTGGTCATCATGGCATACTCCCCAATCCAGACGGCATATGGGAACACAGTTGAGATCAATATGAAGATACTCGCCAAACCATCACCAGAGTTCAGGACATGGGAACCCATGCCAGACTCTGGCGCTGATGGCAGTGACTTCACCAAATACAGGTTCCCAAGAGTGGCATACATCCAGACTGAGGCCAATAGGTGCTCCAACCTCTTTTCTACCATCCCAGGAGATTCCACGTTCGTTTACGAAACGCCAGGGTTCTCCAATACAGCTAGAGTGGGAGGCATGGAGGTCTACAACACCACAGTCACGGAGATGCCCCCCACCGATATTGACAACCGAAAACAACAAACAGGCTACCTATGCCCCACACTTACAACATTGTGGGGCAAAGAGCCATCCGAGAGCCTGCTGGAGACTGCAGTCTATGCGATGAGGCTGAGAGCTGGAAGTGCCATTAAGACAAACCTGGAGGGAGCCGAGGACATCCTCTACTCCAAACCATCGTATCAGAACTTCAAGCAACCAGGCCCTGTTGAACAACCATACGTGGACATAACAGGCACCCCAGTTGGGTACGCTTCCATAGACCATCCTAGCTTTGACGGATACCCGAGTTTCGTTTACCGAAAGAGCGGTTCTCAGGGCATCGTCTATTACAACTCTTTCGCGCTAAATCGCGATGATCTGGGCAAAGAAGTGACTCCTGCCCTTACTCTGGAGAGATGCACAGCTACGGCCTTCTTTGCCCAATCAGTTCCAGCCCCCCACCCCTCCTTGACCGGCGTCAGGTTCACAAACCTTGTGGCGCCCCTAGTTGCTACTGGCAGCACGGGGTCCTACCTGGTAGCTGATCCCGTTGAGGAAGGAATGGCGCGTACGTTTCTAGATGAGAAGGTCGGGTCCGTTAGAGGCAGTCTTTACGAAGGTGACACTCTAATCGGGCCTATCGGCGTCACTGCCGCCGATGGCATCGTTAACTTCTGGATGAATCTCCCAAATAACTCGGAGCGCACCCTCAAGAATGACCTTGTCATAAAGGGAATGCGGCCGTGGAATCCCACTGACGGCTTGGACGCCAGTGCTTCCACAGGTTTCATTTCTCGCGAAACGAACGTCAGGATGGAAGACGTGATAGAAACGCACAGGAGACTAAGGAAGATGAAGGATGGAGATTACGTCTGTCCCCCGCCCATCAGGTCCTTTTCACGCCGACCGGTAACCATCCCCACTGCCTCTCTCTGTTTCACAGAGTCCGGACTCGGGGGAATGATACTGGGCGGCGCCTTATCAGGCATTGGAGGAGGCATATCAGCAGCCTACGATAGGAAATGGATGGCTGCACAAAATGCGATGGACAGAGAGATGGGCCGTTATTCCATCGATGAGATGTATAAGGACAAGCAGCTCCAGAGGAAGCAACAGCTGGATATGCAATACCGACAGCAGCAGATGGACGGGAAAATGAGGCAGTTCAACCTCATGCAACAAACAGGACGACTCGGCCTCTCAGGAGGCCCGCCGCAACTGAGCTCGTACTCGGGAGCCAGCCAGGCCATCATGGGCAAAATGGGTTATAAGGCAGGAGAAGGGCTCGGGAAGCAATCGCAGGGCCGCCTTACACCAATTGTACCTACGGGACAATCCGACAGAAAAGGAGTCGGATTTATCGACACACCAACAACTGCAACAACAGTTGCACAAGTGCACGCTGCCCCAGCTGAGGGAGCCACCAGCGTGTATCTACGCCGACAGGGCATCACGAATGCCTAAAGCAACAAAAACAAACAACGTATAATCTGGCAAATACAATTCGTAACAAAAAATCTTTTATTTGAAATTAATTCAATAAATTGACGAATCAAAAT